GTTTACAGAAACTTGGAACTTCAAAGACCCTGACTTTAACGTGTTACCACCGTTTGTGACGGTTGTTAGGATACCTGAGGTAAAATATGGAACTAATCCTTCGACACAATATACAATTCCTGTAAGGAAACAATTTTATTATGCAACGGTCCCGACTTGGAATGGAAATATGAAAGGTTATGATGTTTATACTATTCCACAACCTGTACCTGTTGATATAAATTATCAGATAAAAATTATCTGTAATCGTATGAGGGAACTTAATACATTCAATAAAAATGTGTTACAAACTTTTGCTTCAAGACAAGCTTATACTTTTATCAAAGGGCAGTACGTACCAATTATCAATACGAATATCACCGACCAATCGGTTTTGGATTTGGAAAAAAGAAAATTCTACGTTCAAAGTTATGACTTTACTATGTTAGGTTATCTAATAGACGAGGAAGAATTCAAAGTTAAACCAGCCGTTAGTAGGGTTTTACAATTATATGAAGTAGACACCCAATTAGCTTCTAACAAATACAGAAAACCAACACCCCCAAATCCTGACCAATTTCCTTTTAATTTTTTATACACTTCAGGAAACACGTCCTTGAGTGATGTCATTGACTATAGAGTAGATTTGAATTTGGATTCAACACTTAATGTTGACACATTTGATGTTTATATCAATGGGAGTTTTTACGGTTCTGATTTGAATAAAATACAACTCAATACCTCAGATACAATTTTAATTGAAGTAACCAAAGATATTGTTGGTGAAGTCGCACAAGTAGATTTTACTGCAAAGTTAGTTTAATCTTCACCGTAGACATCTTTAATTTCTTTGCATTTTTCAAAAATAAGTTTTTCTAAAAACTTATGAATTTTAAGTCCGTGTTTATTACAGTGTTTTTTTAGTAATAAATGAGACTCTGTTGAAATCTTTATGTTCTTGATATTATTAAGGGGTTTTTCCATAAGGTAGAAAAAAGGCAGAAAAAAAGGCGCCTGTTTACAAATACATATTTAAAAGTCAAGTTTTTTGTATTTTATTCTAATATTTATCAAGAAATAAATAACATCAAGAAAATAATAACGAATGGCAACACAAGTTAATTCAAAGGTTTTTGTATCACCTGGAGTTTATACATCCGAAACAGATTTATCATTTGTAGCACAGAGCGTGGGTGTAACCACTTTGGGTGTTGTAGGTGAGACTTTAAAAGGTCCAGCTTTCGAACCAATTTTTATCACAAATTACGATGAGTTCCAAAGTTTCTTTGGAGGGACTGAACCTGTAAAATTTATAGGAACACAAATCCCAAAGTACGAAGCTGCTTACATCGCTAAATCTTATTTACAACAATCTAACCAACTTTTTGTAACAAGAGTTCTTGGTTTATCGGGTTATGACGCGGGTCCTTCTTGGTCTATCAGAGTTGTTGCCAATGTGGACGGCACCACAGTTGGTTTGAATGTTGGTGTAACTAATTGGTCGGCAACATTCACAGGTTCTTCAGTAGGTACTTCAATTTCGTTTACAAGTGCATTACCTACTTTGGTAAATAATGATTTGAACATTCAATACACATTGAATGATGGTTCAACATCAACTTATTCTTCAGATTTCTTAACATTTATACAATCAATATCAGGTAACACATCACTTTCTGCTAGTACTGTAAACGTTTATGGTAGTGTATCCTCATCGGGTTACGCAAACTTAGACGGAACTTACACAACATTAAGTAATGTATTCGGTTGTGATAATTTAAATATTGATGATGCTGAGTTGACCGATGGTAATAATGACCCTTGGTATTACGCAACTTTCAACAACTATACAAACAATGATTACTCAGGATATTCTTGGAACTATGCAGTCACTAACTATATTACAGGTGCTTCGGGTACTTTTACAGGTACAGTTTCAGGAAGTGTTTACACACTCAGTGGAACCGCTTTTACTGACTATAATAATTTAGTAGTTGGAACTCTACGTTCGAGAGGTATTTCCATTTACGATTCAAATGACCACGGTATGAACTATCAAGTTACTGGATTGACTGATGTTGTTATGAACTGTTCGGGAGCGTACTCAGGTGTTACTCAATCACCATTCGCACCATTCCAAATTAGTGGTGTAACTTATCAAGGTTCTGGTTTTACATTTGATTGCTCATTCCAATCTAACGACACTAACTACATTACAAAAGTATTAGGTCTTACAAATTTTGGTAAATCTAGATTTACAACACCTTTGTTTGTTGAGGAATCTTATCCAGGATTGTTAAATTATGGATACAATAAAGGTTACATTCGTGGTTTAAACTGTGATTTAGTAGCGTTACCTGAAGCGAGGGACACATCATCAACAACTTCTATAGCTTGGTATTTGGAAAAGTACCAAACTCCAAAAACTCCTTATGTTGTTTCTGAATTAAGAGGTAATCAAGTTTACAAACTTTTCAGATTTTTTTCAATTTCTGATGGAGATTCTGCTAATACTGAAATTAAAATTTCTATTCAAAATATTTCGTTTGGTAATATGACTTTCGATGTTTTGGTTAGAGATTTCTTTGACACAGATGCAAATCCTGTTGTTTACGAAAAATATACTAATTGTACTATGGACCCATTTTCTAACAGTTTTGTTGGTAAAAAGATTGGTTCTTCAAATGGTGAATTTCCTTTAAATTCAACATTCATTATGATTGAGATGGCTGATGAAGCACCCGTTGACGCACTTCCGTGTGGATTCTACGGATTGGAGTCACGTGTTTATGAAACCGCTACAAACCCTTCCCCTTTTCCAATAATTAAAAACAAATATTTTTTCCCAGGTGAAACTGTTTTTGACCCTCCGTTTGGTACAACTGCTGGTGGTTCAAATATAACAACTTCATCGGGTGATGTTGTAAGAAGAACTTATTTGGGAATGTCAAGTTCATTAGGTATCGACTCTGACTTGTTACAATACAAAGGTAAACAAAATCCGGTTACAAATTGGTATTTAGCTACCGAATCCGCTCCTTGGAATTATTTAACTCAGGGATTTCATATGGATTCAGGGGCAACTGTTGTTACAATCTCTGATGGTTATGTAACAAGTGGTCAGTCTGCATTTATTTGTGGAGTTGCTGATTTTACAGACGACCCTGACACTCAAGATAACCCTTATTATTTCTTATTCTCAAGAAAGTTTACTTTCTGTTTTCAAGGAGGTTTTGACGGATGGGATGCATATAGAGAGTTTAGAACAAATCAGGATAGATTTGCACTTGGTGCTTCAGGTTACTTACAAGGAGCTTACCCATCAGTAAGATACCCTAACGCAACAGGTGACGGTACATTCAAAAGAATTGTGGTAGCAAACAACACCCAAGACTTTGCAAATTCTGACTACTACGCTTACTTGTTAGGTATGTTAACATTTGATAATCCTGAATCAACGAACATCAATTTGTTTGCAACAGCAAGTATTGATTATGTAAACAACTCTAATTTGTGTGAAGCTGCGATTGGTCTTGTTGAACAACAAAGAGCAGATTCAGTTTATATTGTGACAACACCTGACTACAATATGTATACTCCTGACGGAGGTAGTCAGTATGAAATAATCTACCCACAAGAGTCAGTCGATAATTTGGACGGAACAGGAATTGATTCGTCTTATACTGCAACTTTTTACCCTTGGATTTTGGTTAGAGACACAGTAAATAATACTCAAATCTACTTACCACCAACAGGTGAAGTTTGTAGAAACTTGGCACTAACTGACAACATTTCTTTTCCTTGGTTTGCAACTGCGGGTTACACAAGAGGTTTAGTCAACTCTGTTAAAGCAAGATTGAAACTAACTCAAGAAGATAGAGATACTCTTTATCAGGGACGTATCAACCCAATTGCAACATTCTCTGATGTTGGTACGGTTATTTTTGGTAACAAAACTCTTCAGGTTGCTGATTCGGCACTAAACAGATTGAATGTTAGAAGATTGTTGTTACAAGCACGTAAACTAATTTCAGCTGTGGCGGTAAGATTATTGTTTGAACAGAACGATGAAATTGTAAGACAACAGTTTTTGGATTCTGTAAACCCGATTCTCGACTCAATTAGAAGAGACAGGGGTTTATATGACTTCCGTGTGACAGTAAGTTCTTCACCTGAGGATTTGGATAGAAATACATTGACAGGTAAGATTTACTTGAAACCAACTAAAGCACTTGAATTTATTGACATTGAGTTCTTGATTACTCCAACAGGAGCATCTTTTGAGAACATTTAATAAATAAAAATTATAAAGTGGGGATAAAACCCCACTTTTTGCCTTTATATGAAAAAAGAATTTAAAGAGGGTATAACAAAACAAGGTACACCAGATTTAAAGTATTATGCTTTTGATTGGGATGATAATATTGTTCATATGCCAACCAAAATTATTTTGGAAAATGAAAATGGTGAAGAGGTACCGATGACTACAGAAGATTTCGCTCTTTATCGAGAAAAAATCGGAAAAGATAATTTTGACTACAATGGTGACACAATTGTGGGTTATGCAGAAAACCCGTTCCGAAACTTTAGAGTTGATGGAGATGATGATTTTTTGGTCGATGCTATGAGGGCAAAAACAGGTCCTGCGTGGGACGACTTTGTTGAGGCAATTAATAACGGGTCAATTTTTGCTATCATCACGGCAAGGGGTCATCGACCCGACACTTTGAAAGAAGGGGTTTATAATTACATTATCAATAATTTCGAAGGTATCAATAAGAACACTTTAATTAAAAACCTAAAAAAATACCGAGATTTTGTAGGTGAAGAAGAAATGACAGATGACCAACTAATTAGGTCTTATCTAGAACTGAATAGATATAACCCTGTGAGTTTTGGTGACACTATAGGAGCTTCAAACCCTGAAATTGCTAAAGTAAAAGCAATGGAAAACTTTATCTATTATGTAAAAAGTATGGCTTCACTTTTAAAAGGAAAAGCGGTATTAAAGAAAGACATTGCCAACAAGTTTATTCCTGCAGAACCCCAAATAGGT